CCCATTCTCAATAAGGGAGGCTTATCGAGATAAGAGGTGGGGGTATGCAGGGGAGCGCCGTCACTTAGCTCCGTTGCTGTTCCCGAATCAGGTGCCCGTAAAGAAGCCCGTCCGCATTCTTTAGCAACGTGTCAAGTGCTTTGTCAACAGGTTGCAAAGAAAAGCCCCTAAAGAGCTTGTTTGCTCTTCGGGGGCGTATATGATTTATCTGTCAGACGAGTTACCAGCTCCCTGACACGACCACCTACAGCATTAGGCGATGACCCGATCTTACCGGCGACAGGGAAAGACACGCATGTCTTCAGCACAGAATGAATTTCGGAGAGAAAACGAGGGAAGGGAATGGGGTACTGAGTTCAGTCCTAATCAGAAGAGAGAGTATGCCCAGGGGATGCAGGCTTATAGGAGGTCATTTGGACTGACTGATGGATTGAAGTGTGATCAGAACGAGTTTCACGATTACTTGGCTCGTCGTCGTGCTGAGGACGAGAAGGCAAAGACAGGTCGGAGGAATCCAATTCATCCCAGTGCTTTGGCGATGTATGCCGATGGCAATGACCCAAGGGAAGGATCTGGTGTCGTCTCTGCTGGAGGGATGTAGTCTTTAGTCGTCTTCGGTAACGCCGCCAACCATTGGTCGTGGGGGGTTGAGCCGAGCGGGAGACAATGCAGAGCCCGTTGTCCTAGGCAGCGGGCTTTGTTGCTGCCAATATGCTGGGGAGAACTACGGCCCCGCAAATGACTGTTGTCGTGAATGGTTCAGATCCACAGATCTATCTCACCAATGGCACCAGGCAGCTGCTGGGGCTGACAGGAGAAAACACAAGAGCTCAGTCGATTGTTCAGGCTGCTCAAGAGGGTTATTACGCTGCAACTGGTGAGTGGCCTTATGTCGCCGGCATGCCTAATACTCCTGGGGCCCCACCAGCAACGCTTGGTGATTGCACAATTGCTGGCAGTGGCATCTCAGGTGGCAGTGTGTCGCTCACCACAGGGGAAACGCTTGATTTAACTGCTGTGATTAGCGGTGATGCAAGTCCTGTGACGTATCTATGGTCAGTCAGATCAGGTGATTGCATCTCATTCGTTGGTGCAAAAAATAAGTCCACTGCACAGATCACATGCGCGAAAGCTGGGATGGCAACACTGCGCTGCATGTTTACTGCTGATTCCAGCGATTCACCAAAGGAAGCCACTGTTGGCGTTGTCGTCACTGATCCAGCCAAGCAAACTAAAAACACCAGCAAGAAATAAATGCTTGATATCACGACCACTGAAGACGACTGTCTCAAGGTGTGTCTCACTGAGGATGGAATTACGAAATGCACGTATGTTTCGTCGTTCCATCTTGTTGATGGCAAGGAAAAGGGCCTGAGAGCTGCCATCAAACGTGCTGCTGCTAAGGCATTTGAATGAAACAACTGTGGGAGCCTCTACCTAAAGAGCTGCAAAGCTTTCCGCAGTTCTGTTGCTATCTGCTTAGAGAGCAAGGTCTGGCAAGAACTCCCACCAAACAGCAGGTAGCTGTCGCTCAATGGATGGAATCAGGGCCAGATAGGCAATTAACGGTTGCTTTCCGTGGTCTGGGTAAAAGTTTGTTGGCGTCGTATTACGCGCTTTGGCGGCTTCGCATGGATTGCGAAGAGAAAATCCTTGTCGTTTCAGCCACAGCCATCAAAGCAACGGATTTCACCCAGTTCATGCTCAGGACCATGGCTGAAGTGGACATATTGCAGTGTTTATTGCCTGAATTGGAGAACAGATCCAGCAATGTCGCCTTTGATGTCGCCCCATGCACGGTTGAACAGTCGCCATCTGTACGAGCCTTGGGTGTTGGAGCGCAAACCACAGGCCAGCGTTGTACTTGCGCGATCTTGGATGACATTGAGACCCTGGCAAATACTCTGACGATCCTGAAGCAAGAGCGTATTGCTCATGCTGTGACAGAGATGGAATCCATCATCAAGCCCGACGAGGGTCAATTACTGCCACGAAAGATTAGTTATCTCGGAACTCCTCATACAGAGACAAGTATTTACCTGCGATTAGTGCGAGAAAGGGGTTATTCAAGTCGGTATTGGCCTGCTTTATACCCAGAAGAGCTTGATACCTATGAAGGGAACCTAGATCCACGAATCGAGGCGGAGGTGACCGCCGATCCAGGGTTAGTCGGAGAGCCAACGGACCCTGAGCGGTTCAGTCACGAAGACATCCTTCAACGTCAAGCGTCGATGACGAAGGCAAGTTTCGAACTTCAGTTCTATCTCAATTGCAGGCTTGCCACTCTTGACCGCTTCCCAGTACGCCTGGGCGATATTGTCGTCCTCGATATCGACGGATCTGCCCTTCCAGAGACTGTCGTTTGGTCGAGTTCGCCGGAATACAGGCTTCAGGAACTTGTCTGTATCGGAATGGGGGCGGATAGGTATTGGCATCGACCTGCATTTATCAATGGCTGGGTTGAAAGAAAAGAAGCCCGTGTTGTCATGTCGATTGACCCTGCTGGTAGAGGCCGGGATGAGCTGGCCTGGTGTGTATTGGCTGAATATGGCGGTAATTTCTTTGTTCTGGAAAGTGGTGGCTCAACCCTTGGCTATGACGATGTTGTTCTAGAGAATTGCGCCAAGATCGCCAAGAAATGGGATGTGAATTACGTCATCGCTGAGGCAAACATGGGCGATGGCATGTTCACAGCCCTGTTGAAACCCCACATGCTCCGGCATCACCCGGTAACGATTGAGGAGGTAAAGCACAGCATCAGGAAAGAGACGCGACTTTGTGACACGCTAGGCCCGATTATTCAGCAGCACAGGCTGTGCATGTTGGCCAAGGTGATCAAGGCTGATTACCGCTTATTGGATGAAGATCCAGAACACGGATATTCCAGATCAGTTGCGCACCAGATGTCGCGGCTAACCGATGAGAAGGGCTGCCTGTCACACGATGACCGCGCTGATGCGCTTGCGATTGCGCTTGCTTATTTCGTAGAGGCCGCGGCCCAGGACCAGATGCGAACGCAGCTAGAACGCAGCTCGCAAATGCAGCGTGAAGACATGGAGGCATGGATGAGTGAACAGGAGGGGGCCGTCGATTCCCTCGCGCTGGGATGGCGACCCAATCTGTCTAATCACGGTGCCTACGGTGGAGTTAAGAGGCTGACTGTTTAAGCGGCACTACTTTGTCGCTCATCTCAGAGAAGTCGAGCTTGCCTGCAAGCTTCTTGAGGGTTGAACCCTCAGCTGCAACAGCAGTGACGTTGCTGTTCTTCAGTAATGCCATCGCTTCTTGACGTGCCCGACGATCACCGTTCTGAAGATCTTCCAGCACTTGATCGATTACGAGGTCGTGCATCTCGCTGAGCTTGCTTAGCTGATCGGACATAACTATTGGGTTTCTGACTGAAGCTTAGATACCATGGCCATATCTACAGCTGCGCAGAGTGCCTTATCTTCCACAAATTGATGAGAGGCTTGTGGCTGCTCTCGCGGCTGAGTTTCCTGATCGATCTCCTGACTTGTCGTGGAGTGATCGAGAGATCATTTGGCGTGCTGGTCAGGTGTCAGTCGTCAAATGGCTGGCGCAAAAATCATTAGACCAGCAATCAGAGACTGTCGTCATGGAAATGGAGGGTGGCTGATGTGTGGCGGAGGTGGCGGAGGTGGCGGCACGATTTATCAGCCTGACTACAACGCTTACGACAAGCAATTTGAGTTGCAACGTTCTGCGATTGAGCAGCAAATAAATAGCAGCTCTATGGCAATGCAGCAGCAGTTGCAGAGCGCTTTGCAGTCGCAAAACACTGTCAGATCTGAAATTGCCGCAGACAAAACTGCCGCAGCGAATGATGCGTCGGCTTTGAACGAAGAAGCCATGCGTTTATCTACGTTGATTGGCGCTCCCCCGCCAGAGGAGCCAGCGCAAGCTCCTGAGATTGGCTCAAAAGATCGCGGCGTTAAAACAACCAAAGGGCGTAAGTCCTTACGCATTGGCCGCACGGCCAATTCATCTAGCCAGGGCACTGGCCTCAACATTACTTAGGAGTTTGATTATGTGTGGTGGTGGTCGTCCTAGCGCTCCAAAAGTTGAATATGTCGGTCCATCCCAGGCCGATATAGACAGAAATCAGCGTTCTCTTGATCAATACCAGGAACAGATGATGCAACAGCAGAGTCAGTTCCAGTCTCAGCTTCAAGCTCAAATCGATGCGGCTGACGCAGAGACTGCTGAGCTTCAGGCTAATTTCGCGGCGGAATCCGCAGCCGCAGCAGCCGCGTCTTCTGCTGATCAAGCAGCTGCCTATACAACGTCAGCGCAGCAAACAGAAATTCCAGAAGGTGCTCAAACAACTGCTGCTGTTACTGAGAAGAAAAAGCCCAAGAAAAATCTCAAGATCAGCACTGGCGGAACAATGGCTAGTGCTGGCTCTGGCCTCAACATCGGAGTTTGATTATGTGTGCTGGAAGCATTGAGGGGGCTGAAGCCGGGTCCGACCCCAAAGGTCTTTCTGTGGGGTTTAGAAGTAAAAAGACTGGGGAGATCGTTTATTTAGGTGAGACCAGGGAGGAGCACTACAAACGGGTCGCGAAAATGCGGCAGAAAGAAGTTGATGAATTATCGTCTCAGCGAAAAGCCTTAATTGCGCAGCAGCAGGCCGAGTCTCAGCGATTACAAGCCGAGATGGTTGAGCAGGAAAAGGCGCAGAGTAAAGAAGTGCTTGGCCTTCAATCTCAGCAAGCTGAAAAACTTTCTGGCATCAGAACCAGTGGCCAATCGGTTGTTTCTTCCTTGCGGATCCTTGGGCAGAAGCAACCTATGGCTCCAACTGCATCGCAAACCGCATCACGTCCTAGTGGCCGTGGGGCTGCATCAACTCAAGCAAATGTGGCTCGCGGATCTGCTCGTAGTCGTGGCACAAACCTTTCGATCTAATCATGCGTAAAACTGCTGCTCAACGCTACGAAGACCTGCAATCTGACCGGGACTATTACCTAAGTCGTGGTCGCGCTTGTGCGCAACTGACGATTCCGTATCTCATCCCGACCAGTTCAGAACCAGTCGCCAATACCAAGGAGACCTATCCAGTCCCATGGAATGGCATTGGAGCTAGGGGCTGTTTGAACCTGGCAAGCCGAATGCTTTTGGCATTGCTTCCACCAACGCAGCAGTTTTTTCGCTTCTCGCTGGATGAAGCCGAGCTAAATGCTCAAGGTGTAAGCCCAGAGCAAAAGTCTGAGTTTGAGATGGCCTTGAGTCAAATCGAGCGCCAGGTGCTCCGAGAGATCGAGGCCAGCAATGACCGCGTGGTTTTCCATGAGGCATTGCTGCATCTAATCGTTGGCGGCAATGCACTGCTTTATGTAGCTCCAGAAGGCCTGCGTTGTTTTCACCTAAACCGCTACGTCTGTCAGCGGGATCCGATGGGAAATCCATTGGAAGTAATTACGTGCGAACAACTGGCAATTGAGACGCTGCCGCAAAAAGTGCAGGATCTGATTCGTAATCCAGAGGATGACGACGACATCACCAGTGGCTTGATTGATGACATTGCTCAACCTGTTCCACGTCGTGATTCTGGCGACACGGTTCGGATTTACACCCATATCACTTGGGAACGAAATGGCCAAGGGAAGAAAGGGACGGTCAAGTGGCACCAGGAGGTCAATAACAAGATCATTCCCGGCTCTAAAGGTCGTGCTCCAGAAGACGTAAATCCATGGATGCCCCTACGAATGACGCGCAGCGATGGGCAAATGTATGGCATCAGTTACGTGGAAGCCGCGGCCTTGGCTGATCTTCAGACTGTGGAAGCGTTGTGCCAAGCAATTGCAGAAGGGAGCCTTGCAAGTAGCAAAATTTTGTTCCTAGTTAAGCCGTCTGGTGTCACCAAAGCAGCCAATCTTGCCGACAGTCCAAACGGTTCGTTTGTCACAGGAGACCCTCAGGATGTGATGGCTTTGCAGGTGCAGAAATCCACAGATCTGCAAGTTGCAATGCAAGGCAAAACTCAGATAGAAGCCAGGCTGTCACAGGCTTTCATGCTGGCTGATGTGAGAGATAGTGAGCGCACAACAGCGGAAGAGGTACGCCTACAGGCCTTACAGATTGAGAACTCGCTGGGGTCGATCTACAGCATTTTGCAGACCGAATTTCAGGTGCCTTATGTCTCCCGCAAGCTTGACATTCTTCAGCGTGAGAAGAAGGTGCCCAGGCTGCCAAAAGAGTTGGTCAAACCTGTCATGACTGTGGGCCTTGCCGCTGTTGGTCGTGGCAACGATTTGGAGCAGCTAGTAAGGTTTACGACAACGCTTGGTCAGACAATGGGGCCAGAAGGATTACAAACCTATCTGAAGCCATCAGAGCTGATTAAGCGCCTTGCATATTCCATGGGCATCGACACTGTTGGTCTAATCAAGACCGACGAAGAGCTTGCCCAAGAACAACAAGCAGCACAACAACAGCAGCAGCAAGCAATGCTGATGCAGTCAAAGTTGGCTGATCCGAAGAACATGGCTGATGCAGCGCAGACTGCTCAGAACATGCAGATCCAATCCGAAAACCCTGAACCTCAACCTCAATGAGTCCTGAACTCGGCAGACCAGTAATGGCCGATCCTCAACCTTTTGTCGAAGGATCACAAACCGACACTTCACCTCAACTGACTGTTCCTGAAGGCGAAAAGGGCGGGATGGTTGGCCCCGGCCAAGAGGGAATTGTCGAAGAATTTGCCCAGGAACAGGAACAACTTCAGGAAGAAGAAGCAATCCTCGGCAAGTTCAAGTCTCCCCAAGATTTGGCGAAGGCTTATGCGGAGCTTCAGCGCAAGATGGGTCAGCAGTCTTCTGCTGAACCTCAGCCTGAGCCTGCTGCTGAGCCTGAAGCAGCCGAAGCTCCTGGCTATTCCGCTGATCAAGCCAGTGAGGTTTATGGCAAAGAAGCAGTTGGAGCACTTGCCGAGAAAGGTGTCGATCTTGCTGAGTTGATGTGGAACGCCGACCAGGGCGCTGACATCTCGGAGCACTACGACACGCTGGCTGAAACATTCAAAGTGCCCCGCCAAGTGGTGGAGAACTATGTATCAAAGGCGCAATCCGCCCCGTCAACTGGCGAGGCGGGACTGTCTGATGCTGATGCAACAGAGCTGCTGCAATCTGTTGGCGGCCAAGAGAACTTTGATCAGCTAAGTGGCTGGGCTAAAGCCAACCTGCCAGCAGAAGAATTAGCCAATTACAACGCTGTGGTGGACTCGGGCAACAAAGAGGCCATTAGTTGGGCATTGAAGGCAATGCAAGCCCGTCAGGTGGCCCCTGACGCTGTTGTGGAGCCAAAGCTCTACGGGGGCGGATCACCAACAGACACGGTGGTCAGGTTTGAAAGTCAACAGCAAGTCCTCGACGCAATGAATAAACGGAATGACAGAGGTCAGCGTCTTTACGATGTTGATGAGGCTTACAGGAACAAGGTGGCGATGATATTGCACGCTTCACCAGACTTCTAGTAAGTTGTTGTTAGACAGCAACCGGAACTGGGCAAGCCCGAAAGGATAACTTGCAGCCAGGGAGGAATGGGCGGTCAAACAAAACCAAAACTATTCCTCCGAAAAATCTAATCATGCCTACTCCTCCTGATGTTGCTTTGCAACGCTTAGGCCAGATCAAAGGCGACGGTGCTACCTGGGGTCCAGGGCTGAATGGCGTCGATAAAGATCGCGCCATGTTCCTCAAGCTGGGAAGCTCTGAGGTTCTTGATGCGTTCATGACTAATTGTGTATTTAAGGGCAAAACTCGCGAAAGAAATATTCGTGGAGGCCGGTCAGTTGCTTTTCCAATTACTGGAAAAATGGCCGCCCGTTATCATCAACCTGGAACTCAAATTTTAGGTCAAGGCAACAATCCTTCTGATATCAATGAGCGAGTAATTGAACTTGACGCATTGATGGTAGCCGACGCAGCTATTTATCAAGTAGATGAGCTGATGAATTTCTATGATATTCGTCAAATCTATACAACTGAGCTGGGCAGAGCATTAGCTTACGAATACGATAAGCGTGTTGCGCGTATACTTTACGCCGCCGCTAGTAATACAACAGAGCCTCTTGCAAAAGATCCTCTGAATGCTGGAAGGACAGGCCAGCTCATCGATCTCGGCGACGACGCTGCTACTTTTGACGCCAAAACACGTCAAGCTCGTGGCGACATGTTGGTTGATGCCATCTTCGATGCTCGTGTGGGTTTCGAGACCAAAGATGTCAGTATTGACAACATGTATGCGGTGTTCTCTCCTGACGATTACTACTGCATCACGCAGTCATCGCGTGCGATCAATACTGATTTCAACGGTGGTGGTGGCAACGGCACTATCGCTCAGGGCGAGACTGCAAAAGTTGCAGGCATTCCTCTCTATTCAAGTAATCACGTCACCCAGCCTGATTACACATTAGTGGCTGGAGATGTGAACCCTGATTATGCTCAGGATCTGTCGAACGTCCGTGGCTTTGTTTTCCACCGTGATGCTGTTGGTGTTGTCTCTCTTTTGAGACCTTCATTGCAACTCACAGGGAACGAGTTCCGCGTTCAGTACCAGTCTGATCTGATGGTTGCCCGTCAGGCGCTTGGCATGGGTCAGCTTCGCGCTGAGTGCGCTTGCGCCATCTCCGTCTCTGCTTAAGCTGACTTAGGAGATGGGGATCAAGGGGTCAGGGAGCTGGCCCCTTTTTTCATGCGCCATAGACTGTGTGCAACGTCCCCGTAGTTGTCCATGGGCATAGTTCAACAGACAAGAGCGCCAGGTCGAACGACATTGCTAGACGCGGTAAATATTTGCCTGGAGAACATTGGGGAGCAGCCGGTAGATAGCCTCGAAAACGAACAGATTCAAGACGCCAGGGTTGCCGAAAGGACTCTTCTTGAAGTGCATAAGCAAGAGCAGGTTCGTGGCTGGAGCTGGAATAAGGAGTACGCCTACCCCTTCTCCAGGGACTCGCTTGGTCAGATCCGAGTACCTGAGACTGTGGTCGAGTTCAGCCCAAACCCATACGAATGGAATGGCCGGTTTCAGCTAAGGGGCTCAAGGGTTTACGACCTCTTGAACAGGACGTATCAGATGGATCCAACCATCAATCAAATAACGGCGGATGTTATTTGGATGTTGTCTTGGGACGACGTGCCAGAGGCGTTCAATCGTTTCGTCACGATCAGGGCAGCTCGCGTTTTTTCTGATCGGACGTTGGGATCTGAAGCCTTGTTCAAGTACACGTTGAAAGATGAACAGGACGCCCAAGCGTTGCTGATGCAAATGGAGCTGACGCAAGAAAGCCCAAACATGCTGACCGGCAACTATTCATTCCCGACATATCAGCCGTCAAGTGGATTGATGAACCGTCGTGTTTCAACTGGTTCTTCGATCTTCTAATGAAAAACATTGCGTTCACGATCCCTAATCTCATCCAAGGTGTGAGCAATCAGCCGGACGCGCAGCGTGACCCAAGTCAAGGTGCAATACAAATCAATGGCGTCTCCTCGATTGCGGAAGGATTAAGGAAGCGCGACAGCAGTAGAACCCTTGCCAAGGTCAGCGACACACCTTTTGGTGATGCCTTTTTTCATACGATTCTTAGGGACCAGCAAGAGGAATACATCGCTGTTATTACCAGCAATGGGATTCAAGTATTTGACCTAGCCGGAAATCCAGTCAATGTTGTTCAAGATTCTGGCGCTTACAGCTATTTGAGCGGAGTTACTGATGCACGTCAGCAGATTCGGGCCGTAACAATTGCTGATTTCACATGGATCAGCAACACAACAAAGGCCACAGCAATGGACTCGGCCACAGCGCCAGTCAGCAGCAGGCCACCTCATGAGTGTTTGGTTTGGATTAAGCAGGCTGCTTATGGCAACGAGTACGTCCTAAACATCAACGGGTTTGAAGCCACTGTCCAGACCCCTGTAGCCCCAGTGGTTAGCAATGGTTCAACCGTCACCGAGAACAGAATCAGTAGTGAAGAAATTGCCGAGCAACTGATAACGGCGCTGGGCACCGCTGGCTTGACGGGCTACACGCTTGAACAATCAGGCTCAGTGATTTGGGTTTGGGGAACAAGCCCAATAACGGTCAAAGCAACTGATGCCAAAGCAAACAGCACGATTACTGCAATTCTTGGCGAAGTTCAGGCTTTTATCGAACTGCCAACAATTGCCCCTGAGGGCTATCAGGTCGAGATCACAGGAGATCCGGGGACAGCATTCGATAACTACTACGTCGAGTTTGAGCCTCGCAGCGGAACATTTGGCGAAGGAGCCTGGGCTGAAACGGTAAGCCCTGGTGTCGAGTACAAAGTTGATCCGCTAACGATGCCTCATGTCCTGATTAGGACGAACTCAACTCCACTGTCGTTTTGGTTTGGCCCGGTAAATGGCCAAACGGTAAACGGCATCCCTGATGGAGTCCCTGAATGGGGGCAACGTACTGCTGGCGATTACGACACAGCTCCTGATCCTTCATTCATTGGTTATGCGATTAATGACATCTTTATCTACAAGAACCGGCTTGGATTCTTGGCTGATGAAAACGTTGTCCTCAGCAGAGTTCGAGAGTTCTTTGAGTTTTTCCCTGAGACGGTTACGACTGTTCTGGATACTGACCCTATTGATGTTATTGCTAGCAATAACCGTGTTTCGGTCCTTCGCTACGCAGTTCCTTATCAAGACGAGCTGATCCTCTTTTCCAGTCAGATCCAGTTCAGGTTTAACGCTGCTGAGACTGTCCTGACTCCAGCGACAGCGCAGATCACAGTGCTGACGCAGTTCGATGTTGATGTTGAGGTGAGGCCACAGCAGGCAGGCGGTGGCATCTTTTTCATGCAGTCCAACGGCCAATGGTCGCAGATGCGTGAATTTGCTGTGCGGGGTGCAGGAACAGCGTTGACTGCCGATGCTGCGGACTTGACTGGCTACGTCAGCTCATACATCCCTGACGAATGCTTCAAGCTCACAGTCAATGACGCTGGAAATTCGGCGTTCCTGATCAGCTCCAGGTACGGCGCGGATGGAATTGACTACCGCAAACGGATCTATACATACAAATGGTTCCTGCGAAATACGGGCAGCGGTCCTGAGCGTGTACAGAACAGCTGGAGTTATTGGGAATTTGGGGCAGACGAGGTTCTTCAGGTCGTTTGCATCAGGGAGATTCTTTATTGCTTAATGCGTTATGGCGACAAGGTTTATTTAGAAGCCATATCCGTTCTTGATCGAGCGGAGGAACCCAGTAACGGGTTGCTGCCAGTTCTTCTCGACAGGCTTGTAAGCAGCACTTCAGCGACTCCAGTTGCACTAAAGATTGCGCCAGGCGTTTACAGCGAGCAAACGCGCGAGACCACATTCACCTTGCCTTATGTCGCCACAAACGAGATTCAGATTTGGTCGGCTTATAACAACAGTGGAAGCGGCAAACCTGGCCCAGTCCTTTTGGGTTCAACATTGTCTGGCACGACAATTACGGTAAGAGGTGATTGGTCAACAGCAGACGTTTGGGCTGGAGAGAAGTACGAATTTCGTTATCGCTTTTCGCGCTTCAAGTTGATGCAAGATATTGGTGGCGGTAAAGCGCCTCGAAACGTGGTTCGGACCCAAATCCGACAGGCAAAGCTGGGTTATCACGAAACAGGTTTCTTTCAGGCAAAGACAATGCCGGAGCACCGCTCTCCGGGCCTTTATACCTTTGATGCAACAGTCTTGGCGGTTAGGGAATCAAAGATTGGGGACACGTCTCCAACAACAGAGTCACAACAGCGTTATTACGAGGGCGTATTCAACATTCCGATTATGGGTCGTGGTGATCGCGTCCTGGTGGAGCTGTTGAACGACACCCCGCATCCGTGCAAGTTTTCAACTTGCGAATGGATCGGTGGCATGACCAGCCGTTCAGGGGCGAGCTGATGCAGTGGATCATGGAGCCGTCAGCCAGTGATGCTGTGTGGATTGGCCACAACCTCAGACCGTCAGATGTGGAGGAGGTAATGCTGAGTCATGGGATGAGTCCACACGAAGCGGTTAAATCCAGCTATTGCGACTCAGATATATGCCGTGGGATTGCAAGCGATGAAGGTGTTCCTGTTGGTCTCTGCGGGGTCGCAGAGCATCGCATTTGGATGCTGGGAACTCCTGAGCTGACAGCAACACGTAGGGGCAGGTGGCAGTTAATCGTTGAAGGGCGAAAATGGGTAGACAGTTGCTTTGAAGAAGTGGGTGGACCGCTGTTTAATCAGGTGTATTTCAAGAACGCTGAGTCAATTCGTTGGTTAAAGATGCTTGGTTTTACCGTTGATATTCCCAAGCCAATTGGGAAGTCTGGCGCTTTGTTCTGTGATTTCTGGAGGAACAGCTGATGGTTGTTATCAACCCGATGACCCTGGCCGTTGGCTCCGGTCTTCTTAACTTTGGGATGGGGATGCTGGGCAATAACGCCAGGCAGCAGGAATATCTCAACCAACAGGCGCAACGCAAAGCCAGCGCCGAGTTTGCTTCGTGGTCTGCCTCTCAGCAGCAGCAGCAGACAGACCTCAATAATCAATACTCCTATTGGCAGCAACAGGTCAATTACGGC